ATTTTCTTTTGGATTTTCTCCGGCATGTTCAAGTAATCCAAATACTCTATCCATTTGTTCGTATAAACCTTTAATTAAGTATTCAAAAGAAAAATTTTGTATTTTTTTTAATGTTTTAATTGTATCATCTTGCATTATAAATTCATAAAACTTTTCTCTTGTAATTCCATTTTGTATCATTCTTGAAGCAACTTCAGTTGGTCTAACAACATTTTCTTCGTTTTGAATGAAATAACTATACATCATAAATTCATTTATAATCGGTATTCCAAAATTTAACTTTCCGGATGAGTATGTTTGATAATCAGCAGTGTCACCGGCTAAACCTTTTGATTTTTTACTTCTTCTAAATCTGTGCATTAATTCGTGAGCCATTATAGAAGTATTATGTATTTTTTGTTCTATAAAAACCATATATAAATCATTTGGTTCCCAACTTTCCGGTACAACAAAATTAATATATAAATCTATTGTTGATGTTTCTTTATTTAATTGCATCATAATACCTTCATCAAAGTTAAATTCATTTCCAACACCCATTGCAGCAATCACAGGTTCAACACCTTCATAATCTTCTAATTCATCAACTTTAACAATAAAATTTAAATTTGTAAAATTTATATCAGAAACATTTAAATCAATTTTAATATCTCCAAAAAAATATTCTTCCTCATCAGTTGAGTCTATTTCTTTTAATTTGTCTTTAACAATGTCATACAATACTCTGGCTTCGTTTAGAATATTTTCTGGAACACCTACGGCTTCTTTGATTAGCTTTAATTGAGATTCTGTTATAATGATTTTCATAATAATAAATATAATGGAGTTGTGATTTAACCCACAACTCCAATTAAATCATCTAGGTGGTGATCTCCAGATATTTCAGACCCAACTGGTCTTTTATCCATAATTTTGATTATTTCATCAATACTATATGGGTCTAGTCCGTTTCCATCAACACCAACATCCATTTTTTTACCATTACCGAATTTAGCTTCTCGTCCAAGATGTACGTGTCCGTGTAAATGGATAACACCTTTATTTAGACCGTGCCAGCTTTGGAGTGGGTAATGACATAAAACAAAGTTTCTATCATTTATTTTAACTTCAAGGTAGTGGTTAACACTTAAAAACCGATTTTGTATGTCGCCCCTGTTATTTTCAATATGATGGTCGTGATTTCCTAATATTAGATGAATGTTTTTACAAACCAATCTATCAAGGAATAATCCGATATTATCAAAACCACCAAATGAAACATCACCTAACATTATTAGTGTGTCGTCTTGTCCTACCATATTGTTAATACCGTCAATAAGTCTTTCGTTCATTTGTTCAATAGTTTCAAAATCCCTAACCGAATCAACTGGTATTTCACCATCCTGGGTTCTCCAGTTTGTCACACCACGAACAATATTTTTATGACCGTAGTGTGTGTCTGAAGTTATGAATACTTTTCCTGTTGTTAATATTTTTTTAAAGTTCATAATTTTTATTTTTTAAGGTAAAACATCACCGGTATAATTAACACTTATCCTTGGATAATCACTGATTCTTCTTGTTACTTCATATTCACCTTGGTTTGGTAAATCATCGATTGGTCCTACTGGTTTCATATACTGTTCAGATGTCCAATTACTATTATAACGATTAAGATCCATTAAACTTCTTATTCTGTCAAGTATAGTTGGACCGTCTTCCGCTCCAATATTACCTTGATGAATATTAATTATATCTGAAATAGAAACTGGTTTATTTCTGGTTTCACCATAAATTAAATCAATAGTTCTTTCATTTTTTTGTAATTCTTTTCTAATCTTTAAAAAGATTTCATCCGGAATCCAATCTATAAACATTGGACTAACTTCACTATCGTCTGCGGTCCAAGCTTGGAATTTATCATCGCCATAATCTCTTGAGAAAGCGATTTTAGTATCAATTTTTTTATTAATACAATAAACTAACCTATGTGTTTTTAAATATTTATCCCAATATCTTTCTTGTGTTGTACACCATTTTGTATTTGATCCGTAAACCCTTGAGGCGTCAAAACTTAAAGGTGTTAATACTAACCAGGTATCATCTTCGTGTATTTTCAAAATTTGTTTTTCAACTTCTTTTTGTTTTTCAATATCTTCAGCAATCTTAACTTGTTCATTTAACTCTTTAAAATTTTTATATTTACTAATGTCTTTTTCTTTTATTCTATTAGCTCTTGAGTGTCTTTCAAATTCATTTAAAACTTCAATTTCATTTGAACCGAACAAAAATACTCCCAGATAACCTTTAAGCTCATCCAAATTTGGACTGTAATATTGGTTATCCATTTTAAAGTTTTTAATTAAAAACTCGGTATACTTGTAAGTACCAGTTGGGTCCAATGATGTTATGATATCAATTAATGATACATTTAAATCCGGATGTTGTTCTTTAAGTTTGTCTAATCTACTCATAACTTTACTTCAAATCTATTTTTCATTTGTTCTAATTTATCTTCTGGAACATTGTGAACATTTGTTCCTCCGTGTCTATTTTCAACAATTACAGTAAAAACTTTATATCCGTGTTTCTTTGCTAATTCAAAGTATGGTTCCATTTCCCACTCCTGGGTAAAGGTGTTTGAAACAACAATTTTATCTACATTAACTTGGGTTCCGTCGGTTTTCATCCAAGTTTCGGTTTGTGTTCTACAATATTCGTGAGCCAATTTTATCAACAAAATATTGGTCCGCTTCAATGTGTATTCCTCCTAAAGTTTTTGCAAATGTAGACTTACCACTTCCTGGTATTCCTCTTACGATATATAATATTTTTTCCATAGTCATTATGCTTTAATCCAACTTGCCCAGTTTTCTGGATTTACTTTAATTAAACCTTTTTTAATCAAATCATAAGCAATATAAGAAGTTTTATAATAAAAATATTTATCATAACCTTTTTTATCTTTTGTTAAAAACTCAATTAGGTCAAAATCCCATACTACACCTTCTTTTTCAAGTTTGTCCAAAAATAACTGTTCTTTCTTTGTGATTTTCATAATACAAAGATATATATTTTTTTTTAATCTTACAAGTATTTATTAATATGAAAATTATAATTTCTGAATCACAATATAAAAAACTTTATAAGTTATTAACCGAAAATGTTAATTTTGATAATGTTTATCGTGAACTTTTTCCAAAAATATATAAAACTGTTTGTTTAAAATATGCAAAAGGTGACAGTGAAAAAGCACAAGATTTTTGTCAGGATGGTTTTATAAAGGCATATAATAAATTAAGTCAGTTTAGAGGTGATAATCTAAATGGTTGGGTTGCTATGATTGTAAGGAACAATATTATTGATGAATTAAGAAAAGAAAAAGGTTCAAAAATTCAAGATTTTGATTTTGGTAGATATGATGCAAAACAAGAAGAATATGATGATTTATTTATGGGTAGGTATAGTGAAAAAGATATTCAAGATGCAATAAACACATTGTCACCACAATTTCAAAAAGTTTTTAGAATGTATTATTTTGATGGAATGAAACACCAAGAAATTGCAAAAAAATTAGGTATTTCCGATAGTACATCAAAAACAAACTTACTTAGAGGAAAAGCAAAAGTTAAAGATTTCCTAGAAAATTTAAAGGAGGCCTAAGCCCCCTTCAAAATTGGGTCGACATTGAATGTCAACTCTCCACCACCTTGTTTTATTAAACAAGGAAAAGTCATTCTCTTGTCATCCAGAAGTAATAGTTGGTACCATTACCAGATCCCATTGTTATATCTGTAAATTTTAATCCATTCATAACACCCATATTTAAATTACCCTGGTATATTGTTCCACTTAAATTCCCAAACGGTGTAAAATTAAGTGTTAAGTTGTATGCCGATGCTGTAGTGTAAAATGAATACGGAGCTTCAATTCCATTATAAGTATATGTGTTTAAATCTAAAAAAACAATAGTGTCACTTAACGGTATTAAATTTCCGAACTCACCAACTCTATATTGATTTATAGTCCAAACTTGTCCTACCAAATTATATGTAGAATCGATTGTCGTTGAATCTGTAATTATTGGTTCTGGTGGGTTTGGTGGTCCAATATCTTCTTTAATACAAGATGTTAAACCTAAAAAAACTAAAAATAAAAATGTTATATATTTCATACTACTTTGTTACTAATGCTTCAATTTTACTTTTTACTTGTTCTGTAATTGTAATTTCTCTAACAGATGTAATTACAACAGACTCATTTAATACTTTAGACGGAATATGAACCAAAAAAGTATCACCATCAAAAAATGATAAATTATTATTTAATTCAATGCAACCGTGAACCATTTTTAAAAACAATTTAAATTGTATATGGTCCATAAAAGTTTCATTTACTAGTTCACCCATTTTTTCGTGAGTAATTCTAATGTTGTATCCTTGTTTATTCATAGTACAAATATATAAATAAATTCTAATATAAACAAAAAACCCACAAAATATTTTCTAGAAATTTGTGGGTTTTAAAACTAAACCATTTTTTTATAAGAAGAAGGCGGATTTAGGTTTTTTGTAAAATATAAATACATCGATACTAACCAAAAGTCAAATCATTTTAAAATTTTTTGAATTATTTTTAATAATTGGTTATTATTTTTTTCTTTTGGTAAGGTTTCTTTGGTAAAATACTTACATTCTGTATGTTCGTGACCGTCTTTAGCTTTCTTTAAGTTTGGTTTATATTCTCTATCACCATCGTGAAAAAATACATAAACCAATCCTTTTTTTGTTGACCCATCTTTTTTGTATTTATTTATAAAACCAACAAGATCAACATTGTCTGGTAATTTTATATCTGTTTCTTCTTTAAATTCCCTAAGTGCAGCATCTTTTGGTGATTCTTTACCTTCTATATGTCCAGATGGTATTGACCACATACCTGGTAGTGATTCTTCCGGTGCTCTTTTACACATAAGAACTTTATTACCACTTTTTAATATAATACCTGAATATCTTTTGAATTCTTCCATAACAATATATTTATAAATATGAATGAGATAAAAATAAATAATAATTTATTTAATGTTATTACAGTAATAACAGCTAAAGACATTGAAGACGGGATGATGGGTAAAAAATTTGATGATAAATTCAATGGAATGTTGTTTATTATGAAACCCGGTCAACATTCTTTCTGGATGAAAAATTGTAACATATCACTTGATATTATTTTCATAAAAGATATGAAAATTTCTAAAATACATAAAAATTGTCCTCCTTGTAGGGAAGACAACTGTAAAACATATTCTGGTGAAGGTGATTTAATTTTAGAGATTGCTGGTGGTGATTGTGATAAATACCAAATAGAAGAAGGTGAACAAGTCTACATCGAATCTTAATTTTTAATTAAAATTGTATTATCTAATAAATTTGGGTTTTCAATTAATTCATTTGGTTTAATTTTAGTCATAATTGCTTTACCACTTTTTGACTTTAAAGATAGATTATTTGTAAAACTAGAAATTTCGTTTTCAAATCTAACAATTGATGTGTAAGTACCGTTTTTTAGTTTTTCATTATAATTCACATATGTATTTTTTAAATAAACTAAAACATAATTTGGTGTTTTACGATAAAAAACATTTTTTTCATAACTAACCCAATTTTCAGTTTTTTGATTATTCTCTTGTATTGAATTTTCAAATGCAGTTTTTAATTTTTCTAAACTTTCAAAGTCACATTCAAATTTTATAATATAATCTGTGTAATTTTCAATTACTATAACATTTGAGATTCCGTCTTGTTTTGATAGTTTTTGTTTTATATTTAGAATTTTTTCTTTTATTTCCGGTAATTTAATATTTTTTTTACCGTTAACGCTATCAAGAAGTAATACTGAAGATACGTTTGTTTTACTTTGACTTAAATTTATAACATATTTAAATTTTCCACTACCATCATTGTTTAGTTGTATTTCGTCTATTAACTCAACACAAGATGTTAATAAAAAAAGTAATAAAAATAAAAAAAACTTCATTATTGTTCTAGTTTACTAATATGGTGTTGTAGATACCACATAGCTTTTTTCAAATCTTCTAATTCTTTTTGTTTATCTTTTTTACCGGCTCTTGAAATGTACTTAACGGTATTTCCTAATGCAAACCCTAAGTCCCAAGCATCGATAACTTTTATAGCTTCATAAACATTTGAGAATCCGCCATAATGAGCTGGATGGTCTACTTGTTCATATGGTTTAAGTAAATCCTCCAAAGTATAAATATTTGGTTGTTGTTTTTCAGCCCAGAATGCACCATCAATATAATAAGTATTAAAACCTTCCCAATTTATTGTTTCAATACCTTTATCTACCGCCGGAATTGGTACATTACTTGATTTGTAGTCGTCAATATATACAATTCCACCCGGTTTTAATCTTGGGATTGTATTTTTAGCATCTTCTAATAAACAGTCAAATGTATGACAACCATCAATTTCAATAAAATCAAATAACATATCATTTGAAATCATAAACTGTGGTACTGTTTCTAACGATGAACCAGGAATTAAATTTAAATAAATGTTATGTTTTTTAGCTTCTTCAGATAATATTTCAAAATTTGGGACCGTACATTCGTGTTCACAAAGATCAAATACGTGAATTGTCACAGGGTCCTGTGTGTATTCGTTATTTTTTTTCATTAAGGCAATCACATCACAAATAAGTAATGCTGAATGTCCCATATTAAAACCAATTTGTATTAAATTTGTTGGTTTAAGTTTAGCTATAATTTCACTTAAACTTTTTTGTCTTTCTGGAAACCAACTAATGTTTCCTTCTTGACAGTCATTTCTCATTCCTTCTAATAATTCCATCTTAATCTTTTAATTCTTCTTTTGATTTTTTATAGTTTTCAATCATTTGTTTTTGACCAACATATGATATTAATTTTCTTTTAAACATTGGTAATAGTGTTTCTTGTATTGGGAATTCACCTCGACAAATCATTTCAAATACCGGTAGTTTGTTTTTATTTTCTACATTCCATTGACTAAAGTTTGTAATAATTTTTGGTAATGTCAAATCATTTTTCTTATCAGAATAAATTAAATTAACCAAAACTTTACTTTCCGGAGACCCTTTTGCTGCCGGTTTTTTATGATACTCCCAAACATTAATGACTTCACCTTCATTAAAATAAAAATAACCTTTATCTTCTAAAATATTTTTTGAGTTCTTTTTTACTTTTAAATGTACGCTATCAAAAACAAGTTCCCATACAGATTTTGCAAAACCAAAGTATTCAAACATTCTTGGTGCTGAATATGTTAAAATTTTTATAAATTCCGCATATTCATCTTTTGACATTTCCGGAACATCTTTGATTTTTAAATCTTTAACAAGTAATTCATCATCAACTGTTGTAAATTTTTTTGTTGTATATAAAAGTTTTTTATCTTTTACGAGGGTCTGAACATTTGCTAAATGAAGTGATAACTCAATAAATCCTGGGTATAATTCCATATTATCCAGTTTTTCACCTACCTTTTGAAAAAACGATAAAAGTTTGTACTCTTTGTGCTCTCTGTCAATTGGTTTCTCGAACATCCAATCGGTGTTCATTAAAAATTCTATTTTCTTTTTTCTTGCCATTTGACATAATAATAAGGATATAATATTACCTGTAAATATTAATCGGTTCTCATTACAATATAATAGGTACCATTAATGTTAATTTGGTCATAATCTCCATTATATCCATTAAGTGCACTACCATAATCTGAATCATTAATTAAACTTTCTAATAAATCATCTTTATCAATAAAATCTATCATACTTCTAAAATCATAACCCAATTCTTCTAAAAATCCAAGTGGGTCTCTTCTTATACCATATAATCTATCTTCTACTTCGCTTTCAATTTGTTCTTCATTTGGTTCACCATCTGGATTATCTTTTATTTCTTCTATTTCATATTCAATATCTGAAATTCTACTTTCACGGTCGTCTTCGTGGTCTTGTGTGTCTTCATCATCATATATTTGATGTGG